ATAAATGTGCCATAATTGCTCCTTTCTGTGCGACGTCGCACACTATATAATATGTTAGAGGACGATTATTCGCCCTCTACTTACACTGCTGTTTATATAACTGATTTACTCCAGTTGCCGCTAATCCGCTGGCCATTCCGACCGCAACTGCATTGATCACATCGCCGGCCGGAAAGTCCGGCATTGTGTAGAGTCCGGCAACGCCCAGAACTCCACCACATACAGCCATGATGACCGGAATCCATTTGTCTGGAATTTTCTCATAGGCTTTGCATCCAAGTCCAATTACATAACAGATTGCTACGATCCCTACTACTGTTCCTAATGTACTAATATCCATGCTTAATCCTCCTGATCATGCGCTTGCTTATTTATATGCTTCTGAATCTTGTCTATTGCTTCTGTAACAGGTCCATTACATCCCTGTTCTTTCAAACCTTTCAGACAAGCCAGAATTCCATAAGTAAGCAAACATTGTTCTGATTTCATTCTCTCTATCTCTTTATCCTGCTCATTCTGTCTTAAATACCACTTGTATACTGCGAAAACAGCGGAAAAGATAACCACTACGGCCGTTAATAAGCTTCCGGCAGTAATGATTGTGTTTACGTCTACATACACTCTATGTACCTCGATTCTTTAATTTTGCGTATAAAAATAAGACCTTACGGTCTTGCTCTGATTTCCATATGTTCACCTCTTCGCATAGAAAAAGAGAGGAATCAACCTCTCTAGTCTAAGAATATACGCTATCCAATGTTATTATTCCACGTATATTAACAAGAATGTCTGTTCTTTTTGTCTTAATGCACTGTTCGACAAGTTTCCTATAATAGCTACTATCTTTCACAATAACTTCTATATTATTATAACTAAACGATAGTTCTCCCGGTACCCTCCATTCTCTTTCATGCGTCCAATCAACAAACGATTTTGAATCTGTTAAATCTAAATCAACAATTCGCCAATATTCATTTTCCGGAAGCAACTTTTTCATAATCTCTTTATTTTCATAGATAACTGGTCTCCCACCTTTATTATATATGAACATTTTATGAAATCTTACTCCAAACGGAGAGTATCTAATTTTATCACTTAGTATTTCTTCATATCTTAAATTCTCAGCAATAGCGCTTAACGGAAGTTCTTGAAGGCATACAGCTTTTCTTTCTCCATTTATAAATCCAGAATTTCCACTTCCATTCAATTTTTTATCTACTAAAATTTTCCATAAGTTTTTAAATGCATCCTCTGCATCATTTCCTCGAGTTAAATGTGTAATTCTAGCAGCCATGTCATTTCTGTTGTTTAATCTGTTTCTCCATATTGTATGATCCAATTTCTTTCCTCCTTCCACCGTCATTATACAGCAGAAGGAGAAAATTTCCAAGAAACATTCATTTCTTGGAAACTACCTCGCATATAATCTTGTGATACCTCCTTGGTACAGATTTTATCCCCAGTAAGTAATAATATAATTTATTCTAATAGGGACTGAGCCAATATTAGTGTTAAATACTGCATACCAAGCTCCGTTCTGATAAGTACATCCTTCTACATGCACACCGGTAGCGGCTCCATCACCATTGCTCACCATCACTGCCGTATTTCCATTTGAGCTATTGCTAACACCCAACAAACTATTAATTTCTGAGTTGCTAAACAATTGTCTTGACGTTCCAGTCTTGCCAGCAGTTAACACTTTGGTTCCTGCAGTCATCCTGTGTACATTTCCTGGGAAAAAGTTAACTAAACTGCTCATACCTCGGCCATTTACCCACGTATCTTTATCGTCAACTACTACCGATGGTACTGATGCCGATCCAACCTCATGAGATGGCTTCGTTGAAATTCTAGTAGATAAATTTCTAAGATATGTCTCTGCTCCATATACACCTATTTCCAGATTACCTATAAATACTTTTGCGCAATCAGCGCCTTCTCCCAGCCGTATCTCGTCTCCTTTAAAAATTGCAAGTTCTTCCGAACCTCTACGCACCTGCACACTGGTTCCATCAACGTAAACGTTGAATCCAGCAGCATTACCGATCGTAGCGGTCGGAGCATATACCGGTTCTGATGCTACTCTCCAGTTTGCTCCGTCATACGTGAAGGTTACTGTTGCTCCATCAGTCCAGTATACATCCCGGACACCTTGGATATACATTGCTTTTGTACCTGTACCAGCAATATTAAGTGTTGGACTTGATGCAGTGTTTGCATAAGTAAATTTAATAGCTACGGTTGCTCCGGCTTTGAGAGATAATGTTCCAGCCGCCAAACTTGCAACTTTCGCTACGGTTCCAGCTGCAGTATCGCATGTCGCATAGAGCATTTGTCCATCTTTACCAGCTGTTCCTGTCTGCCCTTGTGGCCCCTGTGGTCCTTGTGGTCCTGTATTACCTTTTACACCTTGTGGTCCTTGTGGTCCGGTCGCACCAGTATCACCTTTCACTCCCTGAGGTCCCTGAGGACCTGTAGCTCCTGTGGCTCCCTTATCTCCTTTTTCGCCTTTCGCTCCTGTTTCGCCTTTGATCTTACTCCATGTATAAGCTCCCACCGTAGTAGGATCCGCCCGATTAAAGTCCGTACACTGTCCAATGTAATCCCCGACTGTTTCTCCAGAATTTGATGTGAATGTCTTACCGCCATCATTGGAGTATTTAATGTGCAAGTATGATGTTTTCCCATCTGCACCATTGGTTCCTGGGATTCCCTGCGTACCCTGTTCTCCCTGTAAGCCTTTGAATCTGTACCAGGTATATTTGCTTGGATCTGTCGAATCCAGCTCTGTATAGTCCACATAGGTTCCAATATAAGTATTCGGGACTTCTGACATCTGAGATGAGGTTGGATTCTCTACTGGGGAATATTTTATATGGAAATAACTGGTCTTCCCGTTTGTTCCATCTTTACCCGCCGGTCCTTGAGGACCTGTTGCTCCGGTGGCACCTGTCTCTCCTGTTGGACCAGGGATACCCTGTTCACCCTGGAGACCTTGCAATCCCTGTAAGCCTTGGGGGCCTTGTTCACCTTGTGGTCCCCGAGGACCTCTCTCGCCCTGAAGACCTTGTTCGCCCTGAGGACCCTGTTCGCCAGTATCCCCTTTCTCCCCCTGTGGGCCTTGTGCTCCTGTCTCTCCTTTTTCTCCCTGCGGGCCCTGCGCTCCCGCTTCTCCATCAGTTCCATCGTTGACATTACTGATCGTAACTTCGCAGGTTCCCCGCAACGCATCTCCCTGATCTCTTACCTCCAGTACGTACGTTGCTGTGCCAGATACATCCGATGCTTTTACAGTAACCGATTTTTCTTCCGAAATCTTTGTTCCTTCTTTTAACCAGGTTATTTTCAGATTGTCTGTGATGTCTTTGCCCCCGTCTATAACCTTTGCCGTCAGTGCTGTTGTTCCTTCTCCATTTTTGAACATGGTTCCGTCGCTCGAAACAACTGAACACTGATATGGCTTTAATGCATCCATTAATTTTTCAATCTGTTTGGTCGTTGTTTCACTTACTTCGCTCTTTAATTCAGAAAAATTGTCAAATGTCGTTTTATTATTTTTCTTATTCGTGAGACTTATAACCTGTTCTGTAACTCGTGCTTTCAAATATAGCGTCGGGTGGAATGCAGTATCTTCTATCGTTACTGTATCTCCGATTTGTGCGTCTACATAGCCTTCTACCGTATATTCTGCCTTCGGTACACACAAAGTTTTTAGTTTTGCCAGAGCCTTTGAGTACAGAGTGTTTTTGTCTTTCGTATCATAGCTCCATATCTTAACAGCATACCGATCTGTCGTGTAATCTGTTAGCATCGAAGGAAATCTATCCTTTGCCTGCACCGCCAGAATATTCGTGCCACTTGTCTGGTATTCAAGATTTCCATCCTTGTCATACTCTTTTTTACTCAATCCACTGATGGTTATGTTGTCTGTTCCATATGGACGAATCGCCGTGCATAGTTCTGTGATATCCATCTTTCTTTCGACGCCGTTAAGTCCTTTTCCATAACGGATTATCTCTCCTGACCGGTCCTGACCGATTCCCTGTGTTGTGTCCGAATGTTCCTTGTACACATTCATTGTGATCTGTTTCAACGAATAGTCATTATTCAGTTTCGGAACAAATTCTACTTCAGCATCGAAATTTGTTGCTAAAGAATATAATCGGCTCAGCATGTTATCACTTGACTCCCACGTGAGCCTTCTGGAATATGTTGATATTTCGTTGATACCTATCTTCACCGCTCCAGGCCCATCAAACACTTTCATATATTCTACGAAAGTCATAGCTTTCGATGCTGTGTATGCATCTTTTTCTTCTTCAAGCAGTTCAAACAGTAATGCGTAAGATTCTACTGTCACGGTATTTTCATCTTCGTCCGCACTCATGATGTTGAAATAATAATCTCTATCTTTATATTTGAATGCCAGGTGATTCCCGACCGTCAGATATTGTGCATCTTCATGCTTTGCCGCCACGCTGAATTCAAAGGTGCATGCAGCGCCTTTAAGATATGTATGCAGTTCATCATTATAAAAATGCAGTGCTTTAGGCACCCTGTTATCCATGAACGCTACTGCATGATTCCCTATATCAAGTACTGCAATCCTTACATTTTCCATCTATATAAACGCCTCCCTTATATATGCCTTCACCGTTGGTTCCGGCGTGCTAAATTCCGAACAATGTATCTGCACTGTTGTCTCTCCCGGTGGAGCCAGAAAATATGTACTTCCCAATACCTCGTCGTCCATGCTGATCACATTATCCACATACACCTTGGATGATTCTCCATCTACCCTTATTGTGCATCCGGGTTGGTATCTATTCGGGATGTCGTATCTGTAAGGAACTTTGTCCTTCCGGAAAGATAACTCTGTCAATAGCATTCTTCCCTTGTTTGCCTCCGTGGAAAAAAAGCTCTCTGTTGCTCCTTTCATGTTTCCCATGAATATCGTAACTGTTTTCGCTTTTTTTGCAGCAAGCGTATCATTCCGGAATTGATATTTTTTTCCACATATGTTGAACTCGAATAATCCTGCGTTTTTAGTAATAGAAATCAAGTTGCCGGACTTTGTTGTCAGGTTGGCATAGTTGGGTGTGAATTCAATTTTATTTTTGTCCTGTCCGCCTACACGGCACTTATAGTGTGCTGTATTGGAAGTCTTGGATGTTTTGTTAAAATAGATCAGCGCCAGGACTTCTCCCTGCTCATCACCGATTACAAACTGTAGGATTCCGGTCTGTCTTACTCTTTTGACTGTTTCATAGTCTACTCTACACTGCGCTTTGAAGTTTGCCGCACCAACTTCTCCGTTTTCATCTGCAGGAAGTGTGATTGTTTTGCACGCCCCTCTGTAGTAATTTCCACTTCCGAGCGATGACAACGTTATCCAGGATCTTCCATTGTAATTCAGACTCTTAAATGTTCCGGTTTTACCGAATGTCTTTTCTGAGGTCACTCCTTCGCCTGTTGTCATCTGATCGAAGTCTGCATACTTTGTTAGGTTGATTAGCTGTACGGATTTGTTCGCTTCTCCGTCATCTTCCTCATCGATACGTCCAAGTTCGATGGCGCCATATTGTGATACGATTCCGATGTATCCATTCTCATGGTTGTGTGTGATTTCATAGTCGATCGGCACTGCTTCCGAGCCCTCATTTATAATGGTCATTTCCAGGATACCATCTTCGTTTTTTGCTGCAGTAAATTCTTTTTGTGTCGTTGACCATGCTATTCCTTCCGGTATCAACCAGTTTATGGTTCCTTCTCCCAGACACCCTGTTTCCTCAAATTCAAGATCTCCTGTTGGTATTGCCCAGCAATATCTATCTGGCGTATTGCCAAATACCAGTTTTTTCGGTTCATCCACATTCAATATTTTCTGCAAAGCATCATATTTTTCTTTTATATTGTCAAGTATGGTAAATGGCATCGGTATTGTCTTCGCCTTATATGTTGTGTAGGAAAAATCGTCACCTTTTGTCACATCTCCCCTGCTTATCACATTGGGTTCCCAACTCGGGCCTACAAAAGGCGTAAAGCCCTGGAGAATATCTATGTATTCTCCAAGCTCTTTCCCGTCAAATTTCACTGATAAATTCATTCCTTTACGCCTCCGATCATATTCCTTAGTTTCTTCTGTTTGTCCAGTCCTTCTTGGATCGGATCAATGATTTCTTTCGCAATCGTCTTCTCGTTCAGCTTTATTTCAGCAATTATTGGTCTTGACTGAATTATTTTTGCCAACCTCTTGAGATCATTTTCTGACAGCTGATCTGTCGTCTCTTCTTTTTTATGTCTTGCGTATTCTTCTGCAGTCGCCGAGGCTGTAAGTTTTCCTGCTATATAATCCTGCTGATCCATCGCTGTCGCATACACTTTTGGCATTATTTCTGCCAGGTCAAGCCCTTTTAATTTATCTGCTATCGCCTCAGTGTCTATCGCAGATACTGTTTTCTCAGCTACTGCTTCTGCAGATTGCACAGCACTTTTTGCCTCATCATCAATTCCAAGTCCAAAACCTTCGCTGAACCAGCGTCCCAGTTTTCTTGTTAATTTTGATGGAGAGTGTTCATCCAGCGCATGCTTCGCCGCTTTATATGCCGCTTTCGCCATTTCGGCAGCTTTTGATGCTGCACCCTTGATCCACGATCCGATTCCTCCTACAAAACCTTTGCCGAAATTATATCCAGGATCATGACCGCTCACACTGCCAGCTCCAGATTTCGCATTGTTTCCAAGAGATTTTCCTCCCGAATTCGCCTGCCTCGTTTTACTACTTACACCAGAACTATACTGTGTTCCGAATTTTCCTCCTGTACCGTTCGGATTTACACTTCCTGCTCCTTTGTTGGCCGCATCCGCATTGCCTTTTCCCGCGGATCTTGCTTTTCCAACCAATCCGCCGATTCCAGATGCGAACTTGGTACCAAATCCTTGTCCTGTCGTTATCGGGCTTACACTTCCTGCTCCTTTGTTGGCCGCGTCTGCATTAGCTTTTCCTGCAGATGCCGAATCTTTGGTTTTGGATGATACTCCTATTCCAAAATACGACATCACTTTGTTTCCAAGGTTTTCCAATTGTTTCCCAACATCACCTGATGCAAACACATTCAGGAATGCTGATACAAATTCTCCTGCTTTGGTTAATACGTTCTCTTTTCCGGCTTCAACACCGTTTGCCGCACCATCCATCGCAAGCTTGAAGATTTCTTCTGTCTTCTTAGATGGAGAATGTTCATCTAGGGCTGATCTAAGAGATTCCAGAAACTCATCTACACCTTCTTTTGCCGGATCTTTCAGCTCATCAAAGCCTTCCAGCCCCTCCAATGCGCCGTATACCGCATTAGCGAATTTCTTCTTTGTCTTCTTATCTAAGCCATCGAATTGATCTAATATGCCATCTACGGCACCTTTCGCTTCTGATGACAGCTGACCTTTCATGTCTCCGGCTATCAATGCAGCTATTGCGGCCGGTGGAACTTTTTTCAGTTCATCTGCAGATTTTGGTGCAGCCTTGGCAAATTCTTCCAGAGCTGCTTTTGTGGCTTCAGATGCCTGTTTCTGCATCTCTTCTGTGAATCCCGGTGTTTTATTCTTCACTTCCTGCCGGATCAGATCTTCCGTCTTAGATACTTCAACTACCTGCTTCTGGAGCTCCTCGCTTGTAGCATTATTTGCAGTTTTTACTCCTGCAGTAATTTTATTAACTGCCGCTTCGATTGCATCTGCATTTCCACTCGCTGCCGCTTCCGCCAGCTGAGTATACTGCTCAATGTCACTCGCATATTGCGCCAGTGTATCAGAGCTCTCCTTATATGCGTCTTTATTAGCTTTCAGTGCCTTATTGGCATTATCTACATCTTCTTTTTGTTTCTGTATCTTTGCATCCAACGTTGCTACAAGAGCCTTATTTCCTTGCACAACGGCATCGCTTTTTTCTTTCTGCAGTTCTTCCAGTTTGGCGCTTTCTTTTTTTACAGTATTCTCTGCCTTTTTCTTAGCTGTATATGCTTCACTAGCCTCTTGAGCCGCCTGCATCTGGTTGTTTACAGCTTCTTTATATTTCGCTTCCTGAGAAGTAAGAACAGCCTCTATCTTCTTCTGCTGAATCGTCTTCTGGATCTCTTCCTGCAGTTTTTGATAGTTTTGAATCTGTCCATTAGTAAGATTGATCTCTATTCCAAGCGCCGACGATAACTGAGACGTGATGAATGCCGCTCTGTCTGCTTCTCCATCTTTAACTTTTCCATTGGAATCAACTATCGTACTCAATTCATTGCTCAGTGACTGTAGACTATTTAACTCGATCAAATCTGCTGCCGCTTGTTTGTCCTGGGTGGCCACCAGATCTTCGTAAGACTGTTTTCTGTCCTGGGCAACTTTCAGATTCGTCTCTGCCTCTTTTGCAGAATCTTTTAATGCTCTGGAATGTGCTTTTTCTGCTTCCGTCTGCTCAGACAATTTATTTCTCATTGCAGTGCTCACTGCAATCATTGCAGTTGTTGCCACAACAGCTAAACCAATCGGATTCGCCTCTATTGCTTTTGTCAATCCTTCTTGTGCTGCTTTCAAAATATTTGTAGAAGCTGCCGCTAAACTTACTTTTCTCTGGAATAATCCAAGTACCGACTGTCCTGCTGTCAGCGTAACATTATATTGCCTTCCGGTATATTTTGCCGCTTCCATCTGTTCTGCATAACGACCGATAGCAGTCTGTGCAGTTTTCCACCATGAGGAGCTATTTTTCACAGCTTTCCCCAGTGTTGTAGTGGAATCCCCTAACTGTTTGGTGATTTTTAATTCTTTGTACGCAGCCACCAATCCTGTGACAATCGGTATTGCAGTTTTTGTATTTTTCGCAAGGAATTTCATTCCTTCCGCTACTTCCGGAAGTACATTCTTTGCAAGTTCCCCTCCGGTATTGACGATATCTCGAATCGGCTCAACAATGCCTTCTGCTGCCGGTCCGAACTTATCCACCTCGTCACAGGTGTCATTGAATATTTTTCCTGCTTCTTCAACTACTCCATTCAGTCCACCAGTCGTAAATGCCTCTGATAACCGGTTTATATCTTCCGTACCAGCGTCTACTGCACTCTTAAGTGGCTTTTCCATCTTTTCGTATACGTTGATGCCAAAGCCTTCTAACGCAGATCCTGCGATTGTGATACTTCCTTTCAGGTTGTCATTCATGGTGTTGGCCATCTTTTCAGATGCACCATCTGCGTTTTTGATTGAAGATGCCAGCTTTTTGAAATCTGTATCCGAAGCATTCACGATCGACAACAGTCCAGACATTGCCTCTTGTCCGCCAAGTGCGGCTGCAGCTGCAGCTTTTTCATCTTTTGGAAGTCCTCGAAGGGAATCTCTCATATTTTCCATTACTTCCATCAGTGACTTCATGGATCCATCCGAGTTTTTCATGGAAATATCATACTTTTCCATTGCCGCAGCTGCTTCTTTTGGCGGCTTGGCCAGTCTTGTCAAGATACTTCTAAGGGCTGTCCCAGCCTGTGTGCTCTTGATACCGGAGTTGGCCATTAGTCCGATTGCCTGAGACAAATCTTCGATGTTATAGCCCAGTGCTCCCGCTACTGGTGCTACATACTTAAATGTCTCACCCATCATCCCAACATTTGTGTTGGAATTAGATGATGCCGCTGCCAGAACATCCGCAAAGTGTCCGGAATCAGATGCCTGTAATCCCATCGCCGTAAGGGCGTCTGTTACGATATCTGAGGTTGTAGCAAGATCTTCTCCTGATGCCGCTGCAAGGTTCATGATGCCTTCGATGCCGTTCAGCATATCTTCGGTCTTCCAACCGGCCATTGCCATATCGGCATGTTATCGTAAGGCTTTTTATCCTTACTTCTACACCATTACAGTGCAAGCCCAGCGTACCTTTTTACCGCCTCCTTCTGCAGGACGCCCTACCCGATAGCGAGGCCTCTTGGGCAGATTATATTCTGTATCATCGCAGATACAGGTTCACCACCTACGCGTTGCCGTTGACTACAACGTTACTTGTAACCTTAACTGTCTGGTTACGGTTACAAACCGCCTCCCAGCTTCATTCCTCACTTATATTCCGCAACTACTTGATAGGTTCATTACGGACGTCATCAGCTGTAACTATGTATTTATCGCGTTACAGCCGCTTCTCTAACTAAATGCTTCAGCCGATTGTGCGGCGCTAAATTTGGTTTTGGCGCCCATTTCTTTCGCCTTGTCTGTCAATTTCTGAAGGTCGTCTCCTGTTGCTCCGGATATTGCAGAAACCTTACTCATGGCAGCTTCAAAGTCCGTTCCGACCTTGATGGAATACCCTGCCATAGCAGTCATTGCAGTGGATCCGGTTACAATTGCCGTCTTAACTCCAGCCATTGCAGTTTTGGCATAGGATGAAAATCTTGACATGGCTTTCTCTGTCTTTTGGGAGTCCAGCTCCGTGCTGATCTTAATCGATCCGTCCGCTGCCATGTCATTTCACCGTCCTTTCTTGATTTCTCTTTTTTACATACTCCTTCCATTGTTGGTTGCGTTCTTCCAGTGTGAGTTTCTTTCCACCGTCCAGCTTGTACGCTTTCTTCATTTCGTTTATAAAAGCTCTTCTGTCTTTCGACATTCCGGATGTGCTCACTGTGCGGTAATACATGATCTTCGCCATCTTCGTCTCTTCTCCAAGAGACTCGAACAGCGCCAAAAACTTCCACCAATGCAATTTCTCTTGAGACAGCAGATCTATCCCATACTGTTCTTTAAAGGCCGCATATATATAAGGTGCGTCCTGTGAAAAAGAAAACGCCGGTCCTCTGTTGGACCGACGTTTGTATCGTTCTTTCTTCTCTTCTTTCTTTTCCGCTTTCCCTCCGCGGTAGAACCACAGTATCTTCTCTACTGCTTCTTCCAGATTGTTTGGGTATTTCGGATAATATAAAGTTAATAACTTTTCAAGTTTTACGATATCTGGTATTTCGCTTTCCATGATCTCGTCAAACTTCATCCCTATCCTGAAATCCCAGTTAATCCGGTACTTTCCGTCATCGATTACAACCTCTTTTGGAAGTCCGTCTGTGATGATGTTTGGTTTCACTTTTCTCCCGCTTTCATTTTTGCGATTTCTTTGTTCATGTATGGAACAACCTGATTCTTGTACATTGTGGTTAATTCAAAGTATGCCTGAAGGCAGGTAAGGAGATCTGTCTCCTTGCCTAATACCTTCTTGGCACTGCCTTTTCCGAAGATATTGTCAATCATCTCAATTACTGCTTCGCACTGATTAACAATTACCTCTTCGTCTGTTTTTCCTTCTGTATCATTCGTTTTCTCTGTAACCTTATCGATTTCCGTCTGATACTTCTTCACTACTTTCGGATTCAGGAGATCCGCACTCAATTTCTGGTTCAGTATTGTTACTGCTATTTTCTTCAACGTCCTGTTCCTCCTCTATCGGTTCGCCGTTTTCCTCAGCTTGCGTTCAAGCAGCCACATATGTATATTCTGCAGGTGTTGCTCCCATTTTCTTAAATTCGACGTCGATAGAAGAAGATTCTCCTGCGTTTCCTGATCCGTCGCTGTTGACAATAATGGAACACTGTCCTTTTTCTCCTTTTCCTGTCAGGACATTAAAATACAGATAGTTTGTTACTACACTGTTTCCTGTTCCATATTTTGTTTTGTGGGATAAGCAATAATCCTGTGCTTCATCGCCGACGTATCTGTCACCGGTTACAGAGAAAGCTCTCTGCGTACCTGTCTTCATGGTGTTCTGACCGGCACGGATATAGGTCTTGTCCTGCGTGATTGGATTTAACTGCGCATCCAAACCAGCAATTCCCATTTCTACTACTACGTAATCGCCTTCTTTTGTTGCAGTCGAACCATTCGGCGCAGTGTCGATTGCAAATACGTAATCATCATTGGTTACCCAGCCTTCATAGCTTTCACTTGGTGTATAGTCTTTCATTAATTCACTTAATTTCATCTTCGTCTCTCCTTCTCAAAATATAAAACCCTGCATGGTATCTGGTATTGAGCTACTTTGTTCTCCCAGTCTACCGTTGCAAGGTTTGGCATGTTCTGTAAGTTTTCAATTTTCTTTACCTGACATCCTTCGAAATCCGGATAGTTTTTTATGGCGTTCTGCTCCTCAATCCATTCCATGAACTTCTGTCCGAGGTTCATGGCCTGCATGTTGATATCATCCGTTTCTTCCGAGTAATACCATGTCAGAAGTATGGTAAAGCCATATTCTTTATCTGCAGCACGGACATACTTTTTTACAATCTTTCCGGCATAATTTGTCAGGAAGGATACCGATGTAGCTTTTCCATCAGCAAAATTAAATGTCAGCATGGAATCACACAGTTCTTTTATTTTGTCCTGTACATACGAAACCATAACCTCATGTTTTGTCATAACTTATGTCCTTTCACATATGCCTGTATTGCTCTAGTATAGTCATCTATTCTCGTAGCTTTCATTTTCTTTTCCCATTCAGCAGTGGCAAGTGGGTGTCTGGCGGTGCTGTATTTCAAATGTCTGCCGGTTACTACCTTGCTTTCACCACGTCTGGCATACGTACTTCCGGTTATTCTAGATACCATCACCAGTCCTTCGTGTTGGAAGTTGGCGTACGGGCTTTCATAATGCGCAATCCCGACATTCCCTTCTACGTAAGTTCTGGCATTGGCCGCCAGTACCAGATTCTTTGCCGGCACAAACGGTTCCATCAGGCGCTTGGCTTCGGTCGCCATGAAGAGGAGCGTCTTCTTTCCTCCAGTTGCTTCTTGTACAATGCTCGGGATTGGTTTATTCCAGTGGAATTCTACGTTCGACATTTAACCACCTACTCTGTAATGTTTTCCTCTCAGGTGCGATGTATTATCTGAGAAAGCGGTAATCTGGAATGCCTCCGGTTTCTGTCTTGCCAGTAGCTCTGAGGCTGTATTTGGCATTTTCCCAGTTATTTCTTCCATGCATGCATCTTTTACCACTATGTCTCCCGGATTCAGGGTGAAGCTGTTACCAGCACCTTTGGTTTTAGCAAATTCTCGGTAGGGAAGATAATTCGGTGATTCTGGTATCCTAGCAATGTATGTACCTGCCATTTTTGCTGTCTTTCCATCATCGATCTTTGTCTGGGACAGCTTATAGAAACAGTTTTCAAGAACTGTCCGTTTCCAGATATCCTTTCCATCTTCCGTATCCGCTCCTTTGATCCGGTTGTACACCGTAATCGTCTGGTTGTAATTCGGATTCATTAATCCACCCCCAGATACATCAAGCCTGTGTTTCCTAAGTGTTTCTCTATAATCTCCCTGATCTTCTTACGTTTTCCTTCTTCCGTATAGACAGAACGAGACAGGTCATATGTACCTGTCTCTCCGTCGTTTCCATAGGACGCAAGTGGCCCCGGTGCGTCCGATCCGCCGTACTGTTCTGCCTTGTAAATCAGTTCTGCGACGTCGCACACGCAATCTTTTACTTCTTTCGGTGTTTCCATTCTTTTTGCACGATCGAATGTTACTCGGTCAATTTCCTTTTCCGCCTGTTTTTCATAATATCGGAAGGTTGATTCCGGTATATCCGGCTGCCTTCCAAGAAGATAAGACTCTACGTAATATTCATAATCTGCATACTCCATAACGTTTCTCCTATGAAAAATCTACCAGAAGGCTCTCATCCAGTTCCTTGATTCCGTAGATAATATCAAATGAAATTGTATCTTTCTTAGTTTTCATGTCGTAGCCAAAGACTACTCTTACGGCTAGCCCGTTTGCTGAAGCAATATGAGCTTTTGATGCTCCCATTGGAAGTTCCAGCTGTCTTGTTACCAGCGCGAGTCCGTTTCTGTGGAATCCTAACGCATGTGCCTTGCTGATTACTTTTGCTGCGACTTCTGTTACATCTGTCGGAAGGTTCTGATCCACCTTAATTGTTCCTGCTCCTCCAACCAACGTGACATCTTCCTGTACTGTATAGACATAACCTCGCTCTGTCGTAATGAACTCTTGCAAATGCATACGGATCCGGGAACCATCCCCAGTCAATGCCATTTAACACATGGTCGAATCCCGATATCTCGTCATCCGTTATTTCTCTGATCGTGATGTTGTCAAATACACTTCCTCCTGATCCATTGGCCACTCCTAAGTATTCATTCTCATACGCATCTGGGTTAGTTTCCTTTAAGAATTCTGCCTCTTCGATAAATGTTTTTCCGAGCCACTTCTTTGGTATGTCCAGATATGTGCTTTCCGTAACCAGTCTGGTTTCTTTCGGGATCTTGATGTATTTGTTGGCCCAGTTGTTCAGGCTCTTTGGTGGGTTGAATGTTTTGAAGATGTATGCAGTATCTCCGCCTCGGATTACAGACTGTTCAATCTTTCTAACCGCCTCCGGTCCCATGAACTGATCCAACTCTTCAAACCATAAGACTCCGATATATCCGAATGGAACCTTGATCGATTTTACCTTTCCCGGATCATCTGCTCCTCTGAAATAAATCTTTTGCCCAGTGCTTTTTCTCGTAATCTCCAGTGGTGATACGGTACACTCGAACTCATCTTCCAGTCCCAGAGCTTCTATCGCCCATCTTGCTTGCTGATAGATGGAACTTCGCATCGTATCTCCTACCTGACGCATGATCACCGCATGTATCTGATCATTACTCCTCAAAATGTCTCCTACAGCCAGGCTTACAAAGGATGATTTGGTACTGCCTCGGCCACCTGGGAAAACATATTCTGTGTGGCGCTTCTCCTTTATATCAAAAAGCACCGGGGCAAATACCGGAGCAACCATTGTTGCCGGAATGCCTTTGTATTCTTTTTCCGGAACGGGTTCCGGCTGCATCCTTTGGATGTCCGCCCGTGTCTTTTCAATCTTGGCGCGTTGCTCTTCCGTTGCGAGATTCATGTGATCTGCAAGCCACTGCAGGGCCTTCATCCGATCAGCCAGTTTAATGCCGGCTCCGTCTTTTCCCTGCTTCACCTCTGTCAAGATTGTTCCATCCACATCCAGAGAGTCTTTAAATTTCGCAGTGTTGACTATTCTTGTCAGTGTTTCTTCTTCTCCAGTCTCTTCATTTTTCACCTTGACCGGCCCGTACACTGCCATCACAGGGACTTCTTCTGTACCAAATTCCATGTAATCAGTGATATCTGCGAAGGCTATGTCTATGTATTTTTGAAAAATATCAGCTTCTGATATTAGTTCTCTGTTCAGCCTGTTCTGCTTTAGGCACTGGATTTCTTCTTTTACCCTAGCATTTCCTAGCATACGAGGTCCATTTACAGTGGCCGTTTCATAACTGCATTCATATGCTTTTTGATATGCTTTTGTGGCATTGAAGCATTTGACGTATAAAGCGCAAAAAAGCCTTTGCTTATCGTTTAAATCAGGATTTTCAATTATCTGATCTATCACTTCTGCATTGGCTTTCTTTTTGTTTTCACTTTTTCGTTTGGAACGTTCCATATTTTTTCGGAGCGTTCCATTCATTTTTTCATCCCATTTATCTTTCGATTTCCATCCCCGGACAGTTCCTGCTGCCAGATTTAGTTGACTTGCAATCTCAACTAAATCAATCTCTCCCTTATGCTTTTTATATATTTCAAACGCTTTCTCCCTATTTGGATTTCGTGCCTTTGGCATTTCACCACCTTCAATTCTGATTTTATAATAAAAGACGGCCTCAGTCTTTAACTGCTGCCGCCCTTAGGGTGAGTATGTCCTTTTCAAATTTTGGACGCTACCACTATAACACACTTTTATGTGCCATGAGTGGTGATGTTTTATAAATTTTATATTTTTTTTGACATCAGCCAGTAAAATTTCCTCCTTGCTCTATAGTATTTCTGATCGCCGCACGGGAGTCCTTTGGCGTCCCGGAGATATATATATGTCGCATAATCTGTGGTAACCCCTTCTAATAGCCACTGATAAATGTCCGCATCTGCTTCTATCGTCGTCTGCTCAATTCGTTCACATTTTTCCAACAGCTCCGCGCGCTTGATAGCCAGGCGTTCTGTTGCTGACGCCTGGCTTGGACTCCCCTTCCCCTCTTGGCCATATTGTATTGCTTTCACAGTATCTGTCATATTTTCAAGTTCTTCCCGCCATTCCGGATATTGCAGGCAATGATGGATAACTTCCAGATACCTGTGTTTGCTGATTCCATATTTGTCTTTATTGATCGGTCTTCTCTTCAACTCTATACTTCCTCCCCGTCCGTCTGTCCTTGATTGTTATAATGTCAAACCCGAACAGGCTTGCTATGTCCTGCAGATCGGTCAGTGCCCTGCGCATATGGTAGGGCATCTGGTTGTACCTGCGCACTGCTTTTTCCGCCGTCGGATCCTGGTAGCCTTCATGGTTCATAGTTCTCCTTTCTGTGCGATGTCGCACAATGAATTTTCTTAAGTGCTTTATTGTTTTCTCGGTTTGTCCGTTATGTATGTCCTTTCGGTTGTTGCCATATCGCAATTAATATATTTTTCGATCTCTTCTTTGCATTGTTTACAGTATTCTTTTTGACATCCTGCCTTTAGCATCGTCTGACTTAAATTCTGCGCCAGGCTGTCTGCCGTTCCAATCGGCCCATCATTGTGACCATATATATCAATTGTGTACCAGGTCTTTCCTGTCGGTCTTTTGCATCTGTCGCATATGTGCTCTGTCATAGTTCCTCCTACCATAATGCTTTCTTGCGTTTTCTCCCCTTTGCAAATACTGTGCATTCTTCCGGCTTGCAGCCTCTACTGTGTCCTGTAACTGCAATATAATTGCAACGTCCCAGCCCGGTTCTTCCTGATCTGTAGACACATTTCTTGCACAGGTGTCTATCTTCGTTTGGTGCCATCTTTGTGCCCCTAACTTTTTTGTCACAGCCTCTCCTTTCTCCTCCGACTGCTGCCATCCGGCTTTTGCCGGAGGGAATTCTATATCGTCCGGTTGCGTGTGATACAATACCCGGTTGGTGCTATTCTTTGTATTTTTCTTCTATCTTCCGGAGCTGCTCTACGTGCCACAGTACTCTCTTCTTATCCCACCATTTTTCTATCTCCTTTGCTGCGTGTAAAACACGCGGAAAAATCACAGGATGCAGGAATGCTGTTAGCCATATCACGATGATCATGTTTCGTGTCATCTGCCTGCTCCTTTCATGAATTGGTTGTACATCTGTTTCTTCCATCCTTCTTTTGGTGGCGCCGTTCCACGGTTATGGTCACTTAAGGTTCTTATCAGGTCTTCGAATTCTGCTGCCGCCTGTTCTGAAAGTTCTTCCTTCAGGTTGACATTGCTCATCCAGCTGAATCCGTATTTTTTAAGAATATCTTTTCTTGTCATTTCCCGCCTCTTTCTTACTTCAATAATTCCTTGTCTATTATCTGGAAGTTGGCTCTGTGAATATATAATGCCTTGCCGTCTATCATTAATTTGGTCATCTTTGGAAGATCTTGCGGAATTTTCCAATATACCTTATCTCCTGAATATGCTGTGATCGGCTGACCTAATTGCGACTTGATTACTACTACCCTTGATTTTCCAAAAGAGTTTTTATATTTATTAACGATTCCAGCTATGATCGTATTGTCTGTTATTGCTCCGGTTGACTGGCTTTGGATATCTTCTTGTGTAAAGTTCACCTCTGCATTTAATCCATTTTGTTCAAATATGCAGGTGTCTCCACAGCTTTGTATTTCTTTGCCGTCAATGTTAATCGTGACCACAGATGATAACTCATATCCGGTTATTACAGATCCATCGCTATCATACGATGTTGTTTCCACTCTATTCCCTTCGATATTGATCTTTTCTCCCTGTGTCGTCATTATCTTATTTCCGTAATTATCGTAGGTGTTGATTGTGTATGTATTTCCTGTCAAATCCCCCTGCAGGTCATTTAGTGCTGAACCAAGTTCTGCGCATCCTGTCAGGCACACTATTAGCACTATGCATGCTATTAATCCTGTTATCTTTCGTCTTTTCATTTTTTCTTTCTCCTCTCCTCTGTTTCCCATTTACACATATTCCACCACTCACAGAATAAGCAGCATCCCAGGCACCGGTTTGTGCTTACCATTATGAACCAGTGTTTTAATTTTTCTTTTATCTCCATGTCATTCACCTCTTCTTATGCATCTCAGAAGATCTTCTACGCCTTGTTCATAGCCCTCTTTATACTTCTGTGCTTTTTCAAGCTCTCTGCTGCATTTGACACTCGCTTCATGCTGCAGTCTGTTGGCTGCTTCTTCTATCTGGTCATATTCTCGTTTGTCCATCTCTGTTCCTCTCCTCTTATGTGTGCAAAAACGTATCAAAATCCAATTCATGTTCTCTAATTCTTTCTTTTTCGAACGGATAGCTTCCGTTCATCATTGCTTTTACATCTTGCAATTCCGCTATTAACGCATCTATGCTTTCTGTTCTTGTAAATGTCATGATAACTTCTGCCTGATCTGTATTCCAACCATCCTCAACCGGAACTCTTTCACCTATTTCATGTGGTTTTTGCGTGATACAACACAATGCTCCTATGTCACTGCTTAATGCTCCCGTCATTCTGATGTCGCCTGTTCCAAATTCCATCTTTGCTTTTCCTTTTATCATTTTTTTCAAACCCCATTCCGATTTATAATCTCAATCGCTCTATCTAATGTGTCTCCAACGTTTTTGTAGATAGCATCTAGTCTCTCATCTCCTGTATTGGCTATTGTTAAGTAATATGCCAGTTTCAGGTCTTTCAGCTCTTCTGCGGCTTTTTCAGTATCGCGTACTGTAGGCTGGCGATCTATCAATTCGTGTACAGCGTTCACCATGCTTGGTGGATAATCACCCAGCACAGTCATTCCGGCAATCTGCACTTTGAATTCGTCTGCATCAATCAATCTCATTCTTGCCACACCTTTTATCATCAAATATGTTCTTAATCACTTCAAACCTATAAAACTTTGTATCGCCTTCCCTTAATATTCTTGGGCATTTGCAACGTCCCTCTTCCATAGCTCCCAATGGATATCGGACGCAGTGCCAGCCTGTAACTTCTTCAATGACGGGGCAAAAGAGCGGGCGTGTAACAAGATTGAATTTTCCGAATACAACTTCCATCAGTTCTCCTGGATTTCCATCGCACATGAGAATGTCGTGTTCCCATATTTTCTTGCCTTTCCAATCTTCCATTCCCGTCCAGATACATACCGTAATTGGATCCACCTCATGCATCTCAAGGCCATCTGGTGACGGACTTGCGATGTATGATCCAACCGGTATAATATCTTTTCTCCAACTTTCTTCATAGTGGCGAGTTTTGTCCGGCATGTTGAAATAGAATCCTTCTACCCACGTGTCTTTATCTTTACATTTTGCTTTAAATAGAATATCTGTAACTATCATTCCTCTTTCTCAACTCCTTGTATAATAATCTTTCCACACCTGGCCATTCTTAGGTCTCGTTCAAATGTAGGACTGTGTCGCAGCCCTAAAAGCACCATAATCTTGTATACCCTTCCGTCTAAACACCTTTTATACCAATCTTTCCAGACATTGAATCGCAATTTCAAAATATCAGCTCCTTTCCAGATAGTTCCGTCCTATTAATCTTTCGAACTCTTCCCGTGTATGAGTTTCTTCGTATTTGGCTTGAAAGATCCTGCATAGCAGTTCCCTAGTCTCTCTACAGTTATGTACTGCCCTCGGTCCGTCTTTGTGATGAGCCGGACACAGATAGGCTTTGAAGCCATTCTCTTCGCTTACCTGTCTTAATCCGCCACCGTAGAATACATGGTGCTCTTCTGTGTACTGCTGCCGGCGGATGCCTTCCATTCTGCATAGAAAGCATTCACCTTTCACTGTGTCCACGATCGGAGCTGGGTGGTGTTTCCTTTTTTTCTTCCTGGTTGGTTTCGGGAACATTAATTCACACATTCTATTTCGTTTCCCTCCCAATCTACCTCAGCACCTAAGAATTCCTTCCAGAAGTCTTCCTTGGTCAATACTGCGTAGCTCATTCCGGTCATTTTTCGGATTGTGCGTTCCATCGTTTTGGCCATATAGACTGCTGCCAGCTCTTCCGGAAGATTGGCCATGTAGTAATGTCTGGTCTTATATGCCTTTGGTGGCTGTTCTATCTCTTCTGGTGGATTCATATCCGGTGGACAATATTCCGGAAAATCTTTCGTCAATTCTGTCTGTCCCGGAATCTGAGTTTCATCAGTATTTTCCTGTTGAAACTCGGGTTTTACTTCCGGAGTTTCTTCTGTCTTTTCCTTTTCTTTTTCTTCTGCTTCTGCAGGTACTGTAGTGGTGTCAGGTGTCTCAGTTTGTTTTTCTTCATCTTTTGTAAGTATTTCCTCACTTTTTGTCGGTGGATCCGGCTGTTTCGCTTCCGAGCGTTCCGTTTTTGGTACTGGGCGTTCCGTTTTTGGTGCTGGACGTTCCGTTTTTATAGGTTTCCGTTCTGGTTTCTTTGCTTTTACCACCTTGGATTCTTTTCTCTTTTTCGGTTGCACCGGTGCAATTTCTTCTTTTTTCGGGAATTCTTCTCCATACACCTCTTCCCAGGTCTTTTCCGCATCTTCGCCGTCTGTGATCATTGTGCAGTAGCTCAATGCATCGTCCCAGGAATAGAACTCTTTATCTCCCGACCGGACCATATGTAATGTAATATCTTTGGATTCGTGCATATAGATCATGATTCGGCCAATTCCCTGAATACGGGTGCTGTAGATCTTATCTCCATCCGGTGCAAGCACTTCCTGCAGATATTTGATCCCGCAGGTTGTCCGTACTGTTTCGTGCATGGTTTTATATAATTCCGGTTCATCATGGAATATCTGGTGCAATGCTTTCTCCAGGTTGCCGAGGTCTTTCTGTTCTTCCTTCTGTCCTTCCAGGATTACTTCGATATCTGTGATTTTCTCTTCCTCTTCGATTTCCTCTTTTACTGCCTGAATCTCTGTTTTGCTGTATGCAGGTGTCAATTCTTCTACTACTTCTTCCGGAAGTGTCAACATTAACGCAAGTTTCGCATAACCGAACCCCTGATACTGGTCCTGCAGTTTCGGTGAATAGCTACCTTCTGAAAATTTATCGTTGACTCTTATATACCTCGATACCTGTGAGGCATCCAGTTTGTATTCGCCCCAGGCAAATTCATTCACATTGTTGTATCCGGAACCTTGCAGAATGTCTGTATCTCTTGCCTGTTTCAGCAGATAGCCGGTGAGGACAAAGTCCTCCACCGTTCTGTTTAATACTCTGTTTACTGCCTGTTTAAACTCTTCATACCCGTTGTAATTTATAAGCTCGTCCATCTTATACCGCCTTTTCTAATAATTCTTCGATCTCTTCTGCGTCCATGAAGTCTTCTGCCAGTCCCTGCAGGACTCTTGTATTATTCTTCGCTTTCAGGTCTTCAATGTTTGCATTCCGCTTTTCTTTGCTGATCTTAGCCAGCTCCTTATCTGCTTTTGTCAATCGTTTCTTTAGAACCCTCTGCCATTCCTTCAGGAAATCTCTGATCTGTTCGATACCTGGTTCTTCGTCCATGTAACTCCTGTGCTGTCTGATCGTTCCGGATGGTTCTACCTCAATCGTGTAGAACGGCACGCCTTCCTGTTCTTTTCTTCTCAAGAAGCAGATATAGGTTTCTCTTGTTTCAATTCGGTCAAAATACCGTTCACTGCTGCCGGCGCAATGATGCAGGGCACGTCCTTCTTTTACGATATCTACCAGTGATTCCGGTACGATGATCTTGTATTCTTCATTTTCGTACTCATAGCGCTCTTTGATCTCGTGTAAGGTCTTCTCAGCCGTTGGGTACTTCTCGCGCATTTCCTGAGCATATTGCTCTCTTTCTTTCTGGCTTGCCATCATTTCTTTCAGAATATCCATTTGCTGTTTATTGATCACAATTTCATCGTGCCGTCTTTTCAGCTCTCTCGGTCGATATGTAAGCTCGTCCTTCATATTCTTTTTGCATGCTTTACACATGCTTAGATAGTCATTGTACTGTTCCAGGACAGCTTCTTCCGTGAATCCCGGATACTGTTCTTTTTGCTGCCGGCGGATGTAATTCATCAGCTGTGTAGTGCTCAGATACTTTCCGGCATGATATCTAATATTTTCCGGTCCAAGTCCGCATCTTAGCAGCCATCTAAGGGTTTCTGTCGGTATCTTTTCTCCTGTCTCGTCTGAATATTGCATCCATCTGACCATTTCATTCCCGCCATTTTCATCACGGATCCGGTTAATTTTCTGTCGGTCGTTGATGTAGAACATTTTGTTTATGCTCTTTGCTCTTATGTCTAATGGTCCGTAGTATGCCACGTTCCATCCCGGATATTCTGTACATGCAACAGTTTCTCTCAGTAGATTCCGGAATCGTCCTTTGGCCAGATATTCTATCTTTTCTGCGTAACCTTTTACCTGGTATACTCCGGATAGCAGACGGTTGTAGTTTAATTTCCAACCGGCTGCTGCCAGGAATTCCACGATCCTTGTGCCATCTTCATAAGCGGTGTTCTTCAGCGTTCCCTTGTAATCTCCAGGATACATATAGCCATCCCGTGCCCGGTAATTCAGGTTGTTGCTTTTATGCCATCCTTCCCATGGGATATTGTAAAAAATCTTGTAATTGTATCTATTGCTCTTAAAGAGGTCCTGTTTGTATATCACAATGCGTATTTCTTCATCAATTTCTATCCGATGCCTTCCGGAATCCCATTCGATATCTACACGGAAGATTCTTAATACACTTGCTGTTTCGTCGATCTTATCAAGTTTATATAAGCTCTCAGGGGGGGCTGTGATATGATCTGTTCTCGTTTTTACCTGAACGAGTTTCCCGCAAGACGGGCATCGCACCATATCATTATGTGTCGCTTTCTTTTTACCCCGATGTATCGGCGTCAACTCAGATCTGTCAAATGATTCTCCACAATTTGTGCAGCTGAAGTTCTCTGTTCCTTTTTCTTTAAACATATAATCCTCGCCAGCTGTTTTTTCAAAGAACCATTCATCTGCATCTTTCGGAAGCTTCGGTGCTTTGATCATGAAATTATTTATCTTCGCTCTTCTGTTATGTTCTGCAGTCTGCCGAATGTCATAATCGTAACTGTATTCCATGTGATCTATCCGACTCCATACATCGTTTGCGCAATATTTATCCTGTGTTATATCCAAGAGTCTCTTTCTATCTTCCTCTGAATCAATCTTTGGATACTTATAATCATGTTTCATCCATACCCATTCGTACCAGTTTCCTTCTATTGCTGTTATGAGTTTTCCTTTCTTCCAGCCGTTCTTTTCTGTCCAATATTCGTGTTCTCCTGTTTTGCAGTTGATGCAGTATCTTACGGCCAGAACCTTGTCGTTGAATACATTAATGATTGCAATATCGTCTAATGTCTGGACTGTCGCGATATGCCCTTTTTTCCTGGTCTTTGCTGGTTCTATCTTCTCAATTGCTTTCCGTTTCATCTTGCACCTCCACGAGTTCCCGGTTGGCTGTGATCGTATATTTTACTCCCGGTTCTATTCCAGCTTGTCCTACTATGCCAACCTTGGCCGCTATAATGTTTCCTTCGCTCTCAAGGATCCATCCGACCGCCGTTCCCTCAATCCCGTATACGATCGGTCTTTCTCCTCTTGCTATTGCAAGCAGTGTACCGGTTTTTGTATATGCAGCATCGTTCGTGATCATCACTCCGCCCACCGTACTGATCCATTTTCTTTGCGGGTGCTCGACCATGTACATCATGGTGTGGCCGGCGATATCCAGCAGATCCAGTTCTTTGATCAGCGTCAATTCCGTGGATACTACCATGGAACAGCCGTCTTCTTCATCGATACTTCCTCCTGATTCGCACAAGAAGAACCGGCTTTTATCGTTCAGCCCGTACCACATCATGCAGTCCGGGAGATATTCTGCAGCATGGAAGCCTGTACTTCTGGTTTTACTTTTCTCTTCCCTGTATGTTTTTCCAGGCTCGTATTGGAAGATTCCGTTCCCGTAGGTTGCTTTCAGATCTTCCGTGAATCCTTTGTATGTTCTCATTTTTCTTCACCCTTATAATATTTTTCTGCAATTTTTCTAATCTGTGCTTTTCCAGGAATTCCAAGATAGATGGGTGGTTTTAAGCCTGCTGCCCGTACGATTCTATCATCCAGTTGTGCTTTCGTTTCAAACGATACTTTTAATATCTGTGCCATACATTTTTCAAGACTTTTTCCTTTCTTACGTACAGCTTGCGCCATCTGGTCATCTTCTTCGCACATCTGGATCATGAAGTTTTTCCAGTCTTCCATCATGTTTTTGAGTCCTAAATCTTTCGATTCCATTTCCAATTTCCCGATCGCTGCCAGTAATGGAGTAGTCAGAGAATCTATTGCACCGGTGCAAAAATCCTCTGCGTCCTCCGGATCTAAGCCATTTTCTTCTGCTATTGTCTTGACAGCGTCCAAATCTCCTTCTTTTAACTGTGCTGCTGCCGCCCTGTTGATTTCCTCAGCAGAGTCAAATTCTCCAAATTTATCAAACATCTATGTATCCTCCATCATTTTTCTAATTTCATCACTGTATGTGTGCCGCCCTCTCTCTGTTTTGATCAGATGCCCTTGCATCTTTTTCCAGAGTATCTGCCAGCCTTCCGCTACAGGTTTCTCTTTTGCGGTCTTGAATCCGTTTCCGGCCCATCCAGGTAAGAAGATATCTATAATATTTACTACATAAGTATCTTCGCAGTGGATATGAACCTCACAAGACTGATTTAGGCGGCTTAGTGCTTCTGTGATTGCCTTTACTTCTGTTTCGTGTCGTGTACTTTTCATTTGGCCGGTATCCTGGATTTTTCCTATTCCTCCGGACTTCTTGGCACACGTACATACAAATCCGTATTTTCCCATGGTTTTACTGTTGGAACTGGATTTTACAGCTATGTAAATATCTACTCTAAACATGTTCTTTCATTGCCTCTTTGATATTCTGCAGTGTTTGGTTCGACTCTTTCATCTCCAGTGTTGCTCTCTTCACGGATCCAATCAGCAGTTCCGGAATAGTGGCTGGTAGAAGTTCTTCTCCATAGAGTTCTTCCATTAACTGGTTGTACTGTTCGTATTCTTTTTTTAACTCACTGCAGGCTCTCCGTAGTACAATCTGTTCTGCTCCTTTTTTGGTATTCAATATTTTATCGATCTGGTCTTGCCTTTTTGCTATCTCGCCATCGATCGCACACCAGATCAGTGCTGCTCTGTCCGGTATAATCTTATGTACGCCCGGATAGTATTCTCTCAAAGTTTCATTTAACTCTTCTGATACTTTCACAAGTTCAGTCAGCTTGTTTTCGCTTGCTCCATCTAATATCAACATCTTTTAAATCCTCCTATCCAATTTAATCATTGTGTAATACCGGTATTTGTATCCAGTGAATTTATTTATTCCTTCATAGTAAGTATCTTTATCCAGGTAATAACCTTTCCTGTCTTTTACCTCACGCCACTGTACAAAGCGTTCTTCTTTTGGCTCCTTTAGAGGCATGTTCCGGGACGCATGGTAGCTTGTTTCTCTCAAGTGTTCACCGTAGCGTTCGCACGTCTCTGGCGTTTTCGTGATGTATCCGGCCAGATCTTTGAAGTCGCCCGCCTCGTGCAGATGCTTAAAGGTCACGGCTCCGTGCTCCCAAGCGTCTTTTATGAATACGTCTGCATCCGCTATCCGGTTTATGACTATATGTACATGCCATGCTCCTTTGGTCCCTACTTCGATATTCGCCATCCACCGCATAGTTTGTCCGGCTTTTTTGTATTTCTCCCTTACCCGGCGCATTGCCTTCGACAGATCTTTCTTTGCTGTATCCATATCCGGTGGACGTTCATTCTTTTTATATGTCAGTAGGACCATGTAATCATTCTTCTTGAACCAGGTCTTTAACTTATGCCTTACTTTTCTTTCCCGGTTCCATTGATTCCGGTAACGGATCGCTTCTTCCGTTAACTTCCTCTTCTTTCCTCTTTTCTTTCCAGGTGCTCCATACTTGCCATCCAGATATTCATATACCTCTATGGAATTTTTGAATGTGTATATAATCCTCTTGTATCTCTTTACCATCCACCTGTATGTCCTATCTTTAATATTCTTAACAAGTGATAAAAGCGGGCGGAAATGCCCGTATTCTTGACTTTTTCGCCCGCCGATGGTATTATAATTTTGACTTATATTTTCGGTAGGCGAAGAAGTCTTGAGGTACATCATCCGCATAATGATGTGCCTTATTTTTTTACTCACTTGTATCATGTTTGCTCGCTCCCTTAAGTTATAGCGTAGAAATTAGCCACGCAGGCGGCCAGCGCTACAATTAACAGCAGCTCCACAATGATCGTCATTCTCCATATCCATGTTTTCAGGGATTCACATTCATCTTCCAGACGCTTGATCTGTAGTTTTGCATATATCGGTGTTTCCGGTTTTAATTTCATCACAGCACACTCACTCCCTTATTAAGATCTACAAATATATAGGCTCCGGCCGCTTTCATGTCAAACGGCGGTACATATTTTTTCAGGTTCTTATCTTCCAGACGTGTGTGGTACTTTTCATAGTCTGCATATACAGCCACGCTTACCAGGTTGTCCAGTACCGCGTACTGGTTGTATCTTTCACCGATCAGGGCTTCAATACCTTTAACTCTCCGGTAAACCGTCTGAGTCGTTACCCCGAAGAGAGCTGCAAGGTTCTTTCTGTTTGCATACATGTTTTATCACTCCTTTATGCTGGTTCTTTTTCCTGTTTATCCATGTCCGCTCTGATCTTCAGGATCTCCATGTTGCTCTTCGCGATCATGAACGCCTGTGGATCATGTGTTGCCAGATGTTTGGCTGTTTCTACCATTTCAGCGATTTCTTTCTTTTCTTTTTCACTCATTGCTTTTCTCACCTCGCATTCTTTCATTGATTTTCTTTTTCTGCTCCCTTATACTTTTATGTACAGGTACTTTCATGCCGAGTAATTTGTAAGGGATTTCACGATATGTTAAAAATAATATTGATCGTTTTAGCAGTCTTGTACGTCGTTAAAATGTTTTCTGTAATCAATAAAATTTTCCAAGCAACTTCTTGTATACGAAAGCTCCAGAAATTTTTATCCTCCACTTCCCCATCCTGCTATTCGCTTCGGGGAAATCGCTATCAGCGATATTTGAAAGTCGTACTACGCATTTACCCTCGGATATGCAAGTTATATCCTTGGTCTTCATCTCAGCTTTCTTATGGTAAAACCGACTGCGAAAACTACTTTGCTTCCAGAGACCTGTGTAATCAGCTTCGTATGAAGAGAAATTTTTTAGCACAGGAATTAATTGATTCACTAAATCCAGTTAGTGTTTTTAAATTCTTGCTATCATTTCCAAGCGCTTTATTAGGCGCCATTGGTATAAATACCAAGCCTTCGTCTAAAAAAATTCTAAACCTCATTGGTTGGATTATTGCTTTCCTGCTGGATGCATACAAGCCTGAAATCAAATCTGTGATTAACTACCTTTTATCATTTCTGTAACACACAAAAACAGCAGCATATAAAAGCAGCAGCGTTCATATCGATCTAAGTTCAAGCTTAAAATTTTTGAGAAAATTTCATTTAATATCAGCGTAGCAATAACAGCTACTGGCATAGCTTTGTTATTTTTATTTTTCATAGCCATCACCCTTCCTTTCCAACCTGCCATCATCAGACACCGGGTGGTCATTCCCAGTGTGACGGCCATCGCTGGCCGTTTCGGCTTTTTATTCGGACTCTATTCCTTCCAGTTCTTTTCTACGTTCTTCCTTATTTTTTTGGATTTAACATATCGGAATCACTTGTTGAAATTACTACAAATGCTTCTATAAGGAAGGCCCTTATAGAAGCTCTTTCTTTTTTCCTGGCTTTCCTTAATCTAATTGTCTCATCTTGCATAGCCTGGCATAAAAATGACAGTGCTACTTCTTTTGTGTAGTTCATAGTGATACTTTCTTTATTCATATTCTCGCCCCGTTTCTTTATTGACTTTTTATGTTTGCTCTCCTATTCTGTTGATACAGGCTTCTGTCTAGGCCAAGTATTCAAAAAGGAGGAATTTGTTTTGACTGATTTAGAAAAACAATTTCTTGACTGTTGCACTAAATATTATTCAGATCGCTCTATTATTGGCAGTGATGACCTGCTTAAATATATAGACGTTCCTTTGATTTCCTTACAGCGTTGCGCTGAACGTTTGGAGCAACATGGTTATATAAAAAATCTCCACATTCAGCATCGCCTCCGTTTTAATTTCCAGCTTACTTACGAAGGAACCGTCCGTCGCGAAATGTGCTTAGAGCATATAAAAGACTTTTTGCTAAAATCTCTCTTTGTTCCCGTGGTTGTATCAGTCATCTCTTCTTTAATTGTCGCTTCGGTAGGTTACCTTTGGAGCATGCGTAGTATTAAAGAGAACAGCCAGAGCCCTATTGCTGAACCAGCCAACGAGCTTAATATTGATACTAATGGTCTGAACCACCAGTGATCGTCATCCATATCAAGTACCCAGTCCCAAAAGCTCGCCGGGCGATCGTATTTCCACCAGTTTTGTAATTTTTTCCACATCTTTCCTCACCTTATATTACATTGGTTTGTTGATATACTGCAATTATATGTTGAATATCATCTATTGTCAAGAGTTTTTGTTGATTATCAACATTTTGTATTGAATTGTGCTTTTCGTTGTGCTATGATGAACCCAGAACGAAAGGAGGTGCACTGATGAATGAGCGTATCAAGGCCCTAAGAAAGGAGCTGAATCTTACACAGCAAGAATTTGCTGACAGATTAGGAACATCTCGTGGAAACATTGGTTCATATGAAGTCGGAAAAAGTGCTCCTAGTGATGCAGTAATCTCTCTCATATGTAAAACTTTTCGTGTCAATGAGGACTGGCTCCGAAACGGAGGAGATAGCAATAAGATGTTTATTGAGCTTTCGCCAATGCAAGAAGTTGGTTATTATGTTGAAGATCTGTTGGAATATGATGGAAATGGGAACGCATTCTACGATGCGATCATCGAAATGATGAAGACCTATCATTCTCTTGACGATAAATCTAAGACTGTGATACGTGAGTATTTCAAGAACGTAGCAGATGGTATAAAGAATAAAGAGGAAAAGGCTTAAAGCCTCCCCCTCTTTTCTAAATACCTGTATAGGATAGCGTAGAGTTGCTGGATTATTTTGTGATCAGAATCATCCAGTTTTGATAATAAGATTTTTAATTCTTTCATATGTATCGCACCTCCGCTCTGTGAACATTTGTTCGAATTGTTCTGAATTAATAATACAACTTATGCATTTTAAAATCAATATGTTATTCGAACATTCGTTCTTATTGTAAGAATCTTATTGTCCTTCTACATATAAAACACCTACAAATTATAAAACTGGCGCGTTTTTGAAATTTGTCCGAGTTCTCGGACACTTATTTATAATCTGATTCGAACAGGTCGGTGATGTGGACTTTTAGTCCCTTTGCCAATAGCTCCATGGTATCCAATCGTGGTATTCGCCCTCTGGACACAATGTCCGACACGGTTGATTTCGGGACGCCTGTGAGAATAGATACTTGGCGGATTGTTAAGTTTTTCTTATCCATTAGTTCGTCGAGTAATATTTTCATACATTAAGTATGTGTATTTCCGTCATTGTTATACTTGTAATTTTATGTAATAAAAATGAAGGTAGAAAAAAATTATGAATACTGAAGAAAAAGAAATACAAAATGTAACATCTGATTCCGAAGACCAAGGTACTTCAACACCTGTACCATCATCGAAGAAAAAACGTAATATACCAGCTATTGTAGCTAGTGTTATCGCTTTTCTTGCTATAGTCAGTTCTATAAGCAAGCCTTCACCAGATTCATACCAGGCACTCCAGGAAAAATATAATAAATTAAAGAAAGACTATAAGAGTCAAGAGGAAAGTCTTGAACTTGTTACCAATCAATACGATTCCTATAAAAACCAGATGAGCGCCTTTGATGATCTGAGTGATGAAGAAATCGACGCACTCGTCTCTAAAGCAGATGAGATTCTTGCCGAAAAGCAAGCTAAGGAGGATGAAGCTAAGAAAGCTCAGGAAGAGGCCGCAAAGGCTGAGGCTGAAAAACAACAAAAATTAAATTCTGCCTCCACTTCTCAGAAAAATGCTCTGGCAAAGGCTAAAGACTACCTTGGGTACACGGCATTCTCTTACAAGGGCCTAATTGAGCAATTGGAGTACGAAGGTTTTTCCTCTGAAGATGCTACCTACGGCGCTGATAACTGTGGGGCTGATTGGGCCGCTCAGGCTGATAAGAAAGCAGCGGATTATATGGGATACTCTTCGTTCTCGAGAGCAAGCTTAATCGAGCAGCTGGAATATGAAGGGTTTACACAGGAGCAGGCCGAACACGGCGCATCTTCTGTCGGACTTTAATTTTCAGAGGAAAAAT